CAAATATAAGGTTTGATTAATCTCTATTAGTGCATAAATACATTTATGCACGAGTCTGTTTGTATATAGGTCTCTCAAAGAGGGTGGGTGTTTTGTATCCATACACATATTTAGTTTGCGGATACAAAAACACGGATAGACCTTAACATCTAAATACCGAGTTTATATTTTTCATGCAAAAAATATAAACAGTAAAATGATAAATGCACACATACACCACAATAATAAAAATGCAATGCATTGATTACCGAAGTGATACTTTGACAAAACCTACTCAGCAAATGCGCGAGGCCATGTCTAACGCAATTGTAGGTGATGATGTATATCAAGAAGATCCTACAACCATCCAACTCGAGAACCGAATCGCAAAATTGTTTCGCAAAGAGTCCGCGCTTTTTTTCCCCACAGGAACAATGAGTAATTTGACCGCTGTATTGGCATGGTGTGATAAACGGGGGTCCGAAATCATTGTCGGTGACAAAAGTCATATGTTTTTATATGAACAAGCCGGAGTGAGTCAATTTGGCGGCGTTTCGATGAGACCTGTAAAAAATTTTGGTGACGGATCAATGGAACTGGGTTCGATCCAAGATGCGATAAGAGATTCTGATATTCATGAACCGATAACTTCCCTGATTTGTATTGAAAATACACATAATGCATGTGGCGGCCGAATTTTGGCCAAAACCTTTTTGAAAAAACTTCAACAATTAAGTAAAACTAATTGTGTCCCCATCCATATGGACGGGGCTAGGATATGGAATGCATCGTCTGCGTCCCATGAACCCGTCCATAAAATCGCAAAATACGCGGACTCGCTCACTGTTTGTCTTTCCAAGGGGCTTGGTTGTCCCGTAGGATCTGTTTTGCTTGGATCGGAAGAATTTATTTCCAAGGCGCGAAGGATTCGCAAGGGTCTTGGCGGAGGTATGCGTCAAACGGGCGTTTTATCGGCATGTGGTTTGGTCGCATTGGATGATTTTGAGTCGGGTGTGCTGAAAAGGGATCATATTATATGCAAAATATTGGCTTACGAAATCGAAGACATGCCGGGTTTCAAAATTTGGAACGAGGTGGAAACAAATATTCTATTTATTGAAATTATTGGCGGTTCAGAAAATGTCGCCAAATTACTAATGGAACGTGGTATTCGGGTTTCGGTGTGGTCTCATGATTTAATACGTTTGGTTATACATCGCGATATTCAATATAATGATATCGACCTCACAATAAATGCTTTCAAAGAGGTTTCTACGATATTATGTGGTGTATAGAGAATCACCTAACCTAACTGTAAATCGCAGCAACTGTTCTACTTGTTCCGTTCATACGAGCAGTCTTACTCTTTTCATAATCAAATACAGCAAACGATCGGACCAAGAAACGATCATATCCATCATATATTGGTGAAAAGGGTGATCTACCATGGACCGCGCGATTATTATCAATGAATATGATTTCACCGGGTTTCAAATTATGTGCGATTCGTTCTTTGTAATAAATATCGACAATTCGCGAAATCATTCTCTGTGATTCTTCTGTAATTCCTTTCATCAAATCTTGGTCAAACACTAATTTTGTATCCACAGATCCGCGTAAAATCGGCATAGGTCCTCGAACATCACCCTCTAAAAATTCATTTCCGTTCAACTTGAATGACAAATCCACACCGGTTTCCCATAATGGTTTTTGTAATATGTTGATTTCATCTTGGGTCAGGTGTTGAAGAATTCTACCCACGGGCAAAATATATGTCATGGCATTTGGATCTCCACGAAGACATGCTAGACTTAGAGTATCTGGTCGCAATTGAGAAAATGCCTGTTCCGTATGAATTTCCAATTCGGTTTGACTGCCTAAACTCGTCTGAACTGTCGCCATTTCCTTTGACGGAACAATATCTTGGAACAATCTTCCGTATCCTTCCGCTTCATATGCAATCATTTCTCCAAGACAGCACATTATAAGTGCCTGTATTTTTGCCAAAAGGGTGGATTCACCCGCCATGTAATTATTTCCCGTGGGAGTGGGACCAATATGTGAGTCTTCGAACGGAATGGATCTGATCAATAAAAATCCTGTTTTAGACCCCTCCTTGGCAAATTGGTGTAAAATATCTCGCATTCGAATAGGTATATGTTTTGACAATTCTTTTACTTCATTGCAAAATCTGTTTGGGTCATTGGATGGGTTTATCGAGACCTTTTGTCCAAGATTTGTCAATATGCCGATTTCTTCATGGGTTATATTTACTATATGTGTAGTAGTAGATATCATGTAATAAATTATCGTTGTAAAATCTTTTACATTTTATAACGATCTTTCGCATGTTTAAGGTCTATCCGTGTTTTTGTATCCGCAACGAAGGATAGGGATACAAAACACCCACCCTCTTTGAGAGACCTATATCCAAACAGACTCGTGCATAAATGTATTTATGCACGAATAGACCTTAATTATTGAAATTTATCAAATCTAAAAACAAATTGATCACGTCTAAATAATAATCCATGGATGCTGTCACAAAATCACCATAGTAATTCTTCTGTAAAATTATATTCGTGTCATACAAAATATACAGCGAAAAAATAACGATTCCGATTACCGAAAATAATTTCACGTGAGTATTATATGTATCTAATAAATTACTCATAATTAATGCTATAATCATTGCAATCAATGCGCAAAAGAGTATGAAACCGAACCCTAGACCTAACCGAATGCCACTTACCAATAAAAATACACCTGTCAAGAACATTGCAGCAAATATACCAACGACTCCAATAATAGCAGTTTTGATAATCGTGGGATCAACTATAGCGCGAACCGATGACAATAAAACACCCCAAATACTCGAAAATACGACAAATAATAATAATTTCACCATCATTGGCATTGGAACAAATGCCATTACAAGAATTATAACAAATTGTATTATAGCAAGAGGAACTACTTGATACCAATTTGTCGATTCACTGTCTTTTTGGTCACCAGAACCGCCACCATTCACCGGAACTTTTTCCATAACGAAATAGGTTATTCCCAATTGAACAATCAAATTCGCAAATACTTTGACTAAAAACCCCTTTTTATCATTGAATAATTGCATAGTCGAATCGAATCCTGGTCTAAGAGAACCGCCTTTTTGAAGACGACTGTTGGTACCACCCACCAATTTATCATATAAATTTGAAGTAACCATTTATATAATAGATCAACATTTTTATTGATCTCGGAAAATTTCCACATGAACCAATATATCTCCACGGTTTGTATTATCATATATGTTTTGTGTGTTAATCTTGGAAATTCCCATCCCTTTGAAAATAACCGTTTGACGAGGTTTCAAAAATAATTCACCCCGAGAAATTTCGACAATTTTTGCCGATTTTTCCGAACCAAGTTTTACCAATATTTCCGACATTTTCCATATTTCATCCAATGAATATCGAAGAGAAACGTGAATATTATTATCACAATCGATTTCTACATTTTCGGGTAATATTGGACGACATTCTACATATAAGTCTCCACCAGAATTATCATATACCAATTCATGGTGCCAAAGTGGAATTAAAAATACGCCACCCATATCGGTCAAACGATACAAATTATCGTCAAATAAATCCTCCAAGAATGGGTTCAAAATCACACGCGAATCGTCTTGCACCTTTCCACAAATCATTTCGTCCAATCTACGCAAAAAATCGTCGCCAATATGTAAAACATCCTTATACCCGCGTAACAATTCGAGAATTTTTATCGCATGAATACGATCCATTTTTTCCATAATTGCCATTACACGTTCTTCGCATTTTAAAAGGATACCGTCCAAAATGCGGTTAAAAATCCGGTGTTGAAAAAGGGGTGAATTTAAAATAGGTTCCAAGAATTGTGACAAAATTTCTTTATAATTATTTACAGCGGTTTGGATAGAATTTGTATCGGTATCGATATCTTCACATGTAGAATCTTCCTCTAAATAATCATATGCTTCGCGAACTGATCGAAACATTTGTGCAGCCTCTTCATCGCCAATATTTTTATCAGGGTGATGAATTAGTGCGAGACGTCGATATTGACGTTTGATATCATCTGACGTCCATTTTCCATCGGGGTCTAAATCCAATGTTTTACATGCATCTTCATAGGTTACCATTTCCACCACCACCACTATGTATCCGTTCTATTATAAAAAAGAGGATATTCTCTAAGTGGTAAATGGGACGATAATTATTATTGTAATATTTCAAAAAAGTATGGGTTTTGTCCAATATGGCCGAAATATCAGACATCGTCGATAAATGCTCATTTTGAATGAAATAATTCAAAATATACCAAATACATTCTACCGCATCCAAATTATAGATCAAAATATCATACACGATATCGCGAAATTCTGAAATAATAATTTTACCGGGGGTCAGCATTTCTTGGATAATATTGTCACAAATAATGATAAATACCTCTTTCGGTGGATCCGCACCCGGTTTCAATTTCCCGCACATATACAGTTCTTTTAAATTCAAAATATTTTCGTGGTCTATTTTGGTGGAAAGAGGTGTATCAATATCTTTTGATAACATCATTTGTTCAATTATATGACGTGATGGTCGTGTTACTCTAATCGTTTGACAACTATTCAGAATATTATTGGGTAAAAAACTCACATGTTCTGTCAAAAGAATGAATTTTATTTGTATATTCACTTGGGGGTGATTATATTGTTGCATATAACTATAGAATATTTCCAAAAGTTCGTTATGAATAGTGTGAAAATTATGACAAACAATAATACCACTTTTACATGATTTCATCGAAACAATATCGACAATCTGTTGGAAAACCTCGTGCCAAATAATCTTGGAATTGCACCCCAATTGACACATATCAACGTCATAATGAATATCACTTATGCGATATGTATAGTTTTGTTTTTCGTGCTGCATAGTCATGCGTTTATCATATTTGAGATCACTCGGACTGTATTTTTGTATGAATGATAAAACCTGTGAATATTTCCCTACACCTGATGGACCATAAACAATCAGATTACCAAATTGGGATATATTTTGTGGCATATTTTCGCGGAAATTTTCTAGTTCTGGGTGAATATTGATTTTTTTTACGGCATCTATATATTCTTCGAAATGAGTTTCGTGAAATTTCATTTGGGATCCTCTATACAACCACAATAGACGCTGATTACGATAATAATATGCCGTTATTTTATACGTATTTATTGGTAAAACAATTATTGATAAGGTCTATCTGCGGTTTTGTAGCCAATTGCGGATACAAAAACACGGATAGAGATTAATCATATTCTCTCGATAGTATTCTTACAAAAATCGACTGTAACAAAAATATTGATATTTATCTCCAGATCCTCCTTTAGACTTTACTGGATCCGCAAATTTACAAACGCATTTATACTGTTCATTATCTAAAAAATCACGATATTCATATGGAAACAGGGTATCTCCACCCTTTTCATTATGTATCAATGTAACATGAAATATTTTGCATTCATAGAAAAATTCGCGAAAAATATCCGCGCCTCCAATTATCATAGCTTTGCGAGATCCATTATCTAATTTTTTAAGGATATCGCGTAATTGTTGAAAATCGCAAAATATTAGTTTTTCTGTATTGTCGGATATATACTTTGACGGATTTCGCGTAATAACTATATTGATCCGGTTTATCAGAGGTCCGTCAGGGAGACTGTCGTATGTTTTACGTCCCATAATAACGATTTGTCTTTCCGTCAATAATTTGAACAGTTTGAGATCTTCGGGTACATTCCATGGTAATTTTCCATTTTTTCCAATGACTCCTTTTTGATTCATCGCTACAACCATTTCAAACCGCATTTTATTTTTTATAGATTATTACGCGATATTTTGCGTAACCATACATTTATTTCGAATAATATAAATAGATGAAATCGCCAATAAAGATATTTCAGTTGAACTTCTTATCATTAGTGGCATATCCTGATTTAAATAACTATAATATACCCACATACTTGACGAACATATGTTCAGAATGCAAAATGTCAAAGATAATGTGTTTTGACTTTTGTTGCAATACAATAAATACATAAAAATAAATCTGGCTATAACAGAAATGGATATTGCGGCATTTGGTATAAAATGTAGTTCTTCGTTATTCATAATATATTTATTACATTATGAATTTTTACCTTTATCTCTATATTTAGCGATTTATCCATCTGTAATGGTTCCAAGAAGTCTCGATATCGAATTGGCGACTCTTAAATCATGGATTGACATTCCGAGTGATCCAATTATGCATGCATAAAGGATCAAACTATAAAATCTAGAGTCGGCACCTGTATAATTAATTATATATGAAAAAAGCAAAACAAATACTAAAACTGTGCATGCGATGTAAAATCCTTTGTATAAATTGAGTTGCTGATTCATGTCTCTCGAAATATTAAAATTACCCTTTTTCTTCCACACATATCTCGACGTAATGAATATCAATAGCGACGAAACGAAATTTATTACGGATACCGGGATTATTATCCACCATAATGGAATATTATAATGAGTAGGAATTTCACCAAAATAAGACTTAAATGATGATGGCGGTGCAACATGTAGTGTCAATGTCTTTTGTCCTCTTGTTGGATCATTCCATATAGTAAATGCTAAACATAATGTAAAAATGGTTTGAACTACAAATAAAGTATCGAACCCCACATTTTCCATTGCTGAATTATAAAGACATATCCAAGAAAAAATGAACAAAATAAATATATAAACAAATCCGACAGTCATTGAACCTCTTTGTATTTTGACCAGAAAAAAGTCGGGTGCTATAAAATTGAACGTCCATTTTTTTATAAATAAACAACAACAAAACAACGATAAAACAACGATAAATGAACAATTTCGGACGACTACCATCCGACATCGTCGATCACATATTGAGTTTTAGTTCAACTTTTTATAAAGAAAATTATAAAAATAGAAGAGGTAAGTTTTACAAACAAATAGAAGAGTTCCAAAAAATACCCATATCAAATGTTTATGTCCCAATAAAACGTCGATGTATTAAAGAACGGTTTTCTGGATATAGAATCTATTTTTGGGAAAGATTTCTCGGTGGAAAATACATTTTATATATAGGAGATTTGTCATCACTACTTTATGATGAGGAAATTGAAAATATTGATTATGATGAAAATTATGATATTCGAATTACACCGACCAAAAAGAAAAATGAGACAAACTTTCTATAAAAAAAATAAAAAATTTGTCATTTCCCTTCTCAATAGTGTAAAAGCACCCCTAAGGGCATTATACTATTTCACAATTACATTTCTGTAATGGTTAGTATATTTTATTGATTTTTGTATTCTCTTCTATACTTTTCGGGTC